GCTACTAAATCCGCAATCCACATCAGTTGAACCAGAATGAGATACTGAGCCGACTTTTGATACTCCGGCTAATGTAGCAAATAATTGTACAGACGTAGGTTCAGTAGCAGCATTATTAAGATATTGATTTAAAGTAAATTGTGTTGAAGAGACTGATCCAAAATGCCCTGAATAATCAGCAAAAGCACTATTAGCATTTAGTCGTAAATATCCTTCAGAAGACCCTTGTGAACTATGATAAACGTACCAATCTTTACCAAAACTACTACCACTATAAGATATATATTTCATAATTATCATTTCAGGAGTAACACCTAAAGCATGATCATGTGTTTTTGCTCCTGAACCAGTTCCATACACTATATGATGAGCAAAAACTTTTGGAGCTGTCTTAAATGCGTAACTTATTGAAGTAGTGTCATCAATATATGTACTACTAAATTTATTTTGTTCCTCACTAAAAACAAATGCGTTAGCAGTATCTCCAAAAGTACCATTACTATTTAGAGATGCTCCTCTGTTATAACCAATTTGTCTAGAATACATATATCTTTCGTTGCCAGAATTTTGAGTTTGTCTAAGTATCCAAGCAACATCAACATTAAAACCTGCACTATGGGTATCATTACTAGAATTTGTATTTTTTAAACGTGAAAATACTTCAGTACCGGCTTCAGGTGTTTTCATTCTGCCTCTAATTGCCATGTAAACATAAGTTGAGCCAGAATTACTTACATTTGACTCATTCATAACAAAGCCTGTACTTGTTAATCTACCTCTGTATGAATTGTTATCTTCATCTTCGTTTGAGTTCCAAAACAATGTATGTTGGTCATATCCTGTTCCTGTCCATTGTCTTGTAGTATCAAAAATATTCCAAGAATTAGCCTGAGAATTTCCTGAATCATTACCAGTACTTCTTTTTATCATTAACCATTGTGGTTCAAATCCAACATCTACCGTTACATCTGTTGTACCATTTCCATTATAATAACCACACTTTATAATAGCTTCATCGCCATCATCACCAAAAATTTGACTATCTGAATCACCTTGACCTGCAAATAAATACGCAATATAGGTTGCCCCATTTTGATTTGTATCATCAACCCGACTTCCCTGACCTAAAGTAAAATTACTAGCATTTCCATTTGCATCGTAAAATGCCGCATTATCACCACCAGTGTTAGTAAAAGCTGCGTCAGTATTTAGAACACCGTAGCTATAACTAAGTTGACTATATCTGTGCCAAACTCTCCAAGCAGCACTAGAATCTGTTCGCTTTACCATAATCATTCCGGGTTTACACCCAAGATTGTGATTTATCGTTCTAGCTGAACTGCCATCGCCAGTGTAAGTAACAATATCAAAAAATCCTTCTTGTTTAAGAAATGTCCAAGCTACCATATTTTCATTATTATTATTTGCAGCAGCAGCATAATTATCACCAACTGTAAAACCATTTGAATTAAATTGATAAAGTCCTGCTGTTCCACCACCGCCTGAATCGTCTTGATTACCTCCTGTCGCATTTGAAATTAACGCTTTTTGAACACCTCTTTCAGTATCATAAAGACTATTACTTCCACTTGTACTTCTAGGTTTTGCCCAAACAAGCCCACCTGTACCTGACAAATCCATTCCATTATTTATAGATTGTGTAGTAGAACCATTACCTTTATAAAGATGTATGTTAAAAACATCTTCTACATAAACTGGATCACCACCGGCAGAACCCGCAGCAGCGTGTAATAATTTTTTAGCTGATCCTGACATACTATTTTATCCCATTGCTTGTCCGGCAGTAAAGCCGTACCAAATTGTACCACCATCATTAGTTAAAAATACAAATACATCAACTCCTGCATTTGTTGCAGTTAATGTAGGTGCAGTTGCAGAAGGCCAATCAACTGTTCCGGGCCAAGTAATTGTTCTAGCTGATGAATCTTGAACTATTTTTAGTGTCCATATACACGCTTCAGTAGGAGGATTACTAAATGTAAAAGTAGTATTTTCAGTAAGAGTGTGTAAAAAATTTGTACCATCTCTTAAATTTACAGTAGTTGCATTAGAGGAAGAAGTTACAGTTACAGCTTCTTCATGTATACCACCTGTAAATCTTACAACATTATTAGCATCTGCTGATACAACCTTAGAAGCTTGTGTACTTCCTAATGTTGTTAAATCTAAATAGTTTAACTCTGCTGTAGTTGCTGTAACTCCATCAAGAATGTTAAGTTCTGTTGCAGTACTTGTAACCCCATCAAGTATATTAAGTTCTGCTGCGGTACTTGTAACTCCGTCAAGGATATTAAGTTCAGCAGCAGTTGATGTTACTCCATCTAATATATTAAGTTCAGCAGTAGTTGATGTTACTCCATCTAATATATTAAGTTCAGCAGTAGTCGCTGTAACTCCATCTAATATATTAAGTTCCGTAGCTGTTGAAGTAACCGCTACATTTTCATTAATCTTAGGAGATGTTAATGTTTTATTTGTTAATGTATCTGTACCTGTATCTGTAACAAGATTAGATGGAGGTAAAATGTCTGATAAATTAGTCATAGTTTATGCCTCCGGCTTTGTAGGCCAATCACTATCTTCTAAGTTAGGCCAGTTTGAATGCGTGGGTAAATCTCTAAGTGCTTGTCTGTATGTAAGCCATTCATCTTTATTTGTTAATGTAATATCTGGCATTTGTGTCCAATCCGAACTTGCTAATTTTGCATTTCTTGAAACTCTATTTGCTTCAATTTTTGATTGAGTTAAAAAATCTTCTTCAGCTAATTCTTCCGCATCTATAGCTGCTTCTTCTTCTGCTGTTAAATTAATTACCCCAAGTTGTGAGTCAATTCTTGTCCTAGTCATAATTAATATCCTATGATTTTGCTAACCCATATATTTTAAAAACTGCTGATGTAATTGTTCCTTGACTAGCATAAAAACGTATGCCTGTACAAGCTGCCATATTAGTATTTGAAGTTCCAGTTGTTTCAGCATATCCTCCCTGTACAGGAATATGCCAATTATCAGTACTTTCGCCATAATAATGAAGCATATGACCCCATACTGCTTTATAAGCACCTGCTCTATTTACATCTTGTAAATATAAAATTAATCTTGCAGGGCCTTTACTATCAAAATCCATATAACCGGGATTAGGTATAAATCTCATACTGTCAGCATATCTATTGCTTTTCCAAAAAGCAGAATTATCTCCTGCACTTGGAGCTTCAAAACTATACTTACCGAAATTTCCTGCTATAGTCCAATAATTTGAGTCTGTACGAAAACTACCATCTATTTTTAATCTAGCTTTAAGATACCCATTACTATTGCTTGCATAAAAATTATTTATAACAATCATATAATCATCATAAGTTGAATCTATATTTGTGAAATCAATTTGAGAAGATGCGCTTGCTGTCGTAGAAGATAATAAAGTCCAAGCTCCACCACCACCTGCATTAGCCCAAGCTATGTCTGTACCATCTGAAGTTAAAACTTGATCAGCAGAACCTTTTGTTAAAATAGCAGTTTCACCAGAAGCATTACCGTATATTAAAGAACCTCGTGATAGAGCATCTAATTTATTAATTTCTGTTGCATTTGCAGTAACACCATCTAATATATTTAACTCAGCAGTAGTAGATGTAACACCATCTAAAATATTAAGTTCAGAAGCAGTAGAAGTTACACCATCCAATATATTTAATTCAGCAGTAGTGCTTGTTACGCCATCTAAAATATTTAATTCTGCTGTAGTACTTGTAACTCCATCTAAAATATTAATCTCTGTAGCTGTAGCACTAACAGCAACATCTTCATTTATTTTTGGAGATGTTAATGTTTTATTTGTAAGAGTTTGTGTTGCTGTTGTATTTACTGCATTACCACCTTTACCACCAACCTGTGCGTAAACTCTCCAAGTGCTTCCATTATAAACAAGTTGAACACTAACACCAGTTATATCTAATACAAGATCAGCAGCAGTACCATCAATAGTTTCACCATTACGAGCAACAG